GACACTAGCGTTTTCAGTTACTAAGGAGCATCATGGCAACAGGTTTCCCATTCAGCACAGGTCAGGTCTTGGCAGCAAGCCAGATGAACGGACTTACATCCTTCACCATTGGCACAGCTAACACAGCAGACTATACAGCGGTATCTGCTGACCAGTACCAAGTGCTTGAGATCATGAACAAGGCAACAGCGATTGCCTTTAAGATCCCTACTAACGCATCTGTGGCTTTTCCTATTGGTACTGTGCTTACTGTGCTTAACATTGGCGTGGGTGTCTGCACAATCTCAGCTGTAACATCTGGCACTACTACAGTCCTATCAGGTGGCGCAGTAGCAGCAGCTCCTACCCTTGCACAGTATAAATCAGCAGCATGTATTAAGACTGGCACAGACACATGGTATGTGGTGGGTGGAATTGCTTAATTCAATTGTTGCTCTTTTAGAGTCTGGTGCAGGCGGCGGTGCTGGGGCTTATGAATCTATTGCTACCGTAACAGTCAGTGCTGGTGGATCATCATCTGTAACTTTTAGTAGCATCCCAAGCACTTATGTGGCATTACAGGTTCGTTACATGCCGCGGATCTCCACATCTGACACAGCAGAAAACACATGGTTACGATTTAACGGAGATACGGGCAGTAATTACACTTACCATTTTCTCGATGGAAACGGTTCATCGGCTAGCGCAAACGGCGCAGTATCTCAGACTCGAATCCTTGCAGGTCGCGCAGGTGCAGCAAACTCGGGCTCTAACATTTTTGGAGTCAACATTCTTGACATACATGATTATGCATCGACTTCTAAATACAAGACTGCTCGTATTTTAGGTGGCATTGATCGCAACGGTGATGGAAACATCCGACTAGATTCAGGTTTATGGTTGAACACAGCAGCAATAACATCTTTAACTATTTTACCAACCACAGCAAATAGCTTTGTGGAGTATTCTGTTTTCTCACTATACGGAATCAAGGGAGCGTAAATGCCAGCAACATACGAGCCAATCGCTACCACTAGCGGCACAGACGCAACAATTTCTTTTACTTCTATTCCTAGCACTTATACAGATTTACGCTTGGTAATTGTTACGACTAAGAATCCTAACATCTACATCAATGACGATTTTGGCACTACTTACTCAAACACTTGGCTAGAAGGTAATGGATCAGCGGCTTCATCATCTCGCTCAACAAATGACTCATCATGGAGACCGCTTAACTATGTTACCCAAACAGGTAGCAATCGCTCCATGGTCACCATGAACATCTTTTCTTACGCAGGATCTACTAACAAGACTGCTTTGACAGAGTTTTCCAATGATGCTAATGGTTCAGGTTATGTTACTCGCTATGTGTCTTTATGGCGTAGCACAGCAGCCATTAACAAGCTGACAGTTACTAACATTTATACCGCGACTCTGTATGGGATAAAAAATGCCTAGTACCTACACACTCATTTCATCCAATGTCCTTAGCACTACTGCTGCATCTGTTACCTTTTCTGCTATTCCTAGCACTTATACGGATTTGGTTATCAGATCAAGCGTGAGAAGTACAGACACAGGAATTAGAAACATCTACTTGGCGCTCAATTCAATAACATCTGCCTATTCAGCTACTCAGGTACGAGGTTTAGACTCAACTGCATCATCATCTAACAGATCAGGTGATAGCTCTTGGATCTTGGGTCTATCAGTAGGTAGCACATTAACTGCTAACACTTTCTCAAGTAATGAATGGTACATCCCTAACTACGCTGGAAGTGCTAACAAGGTGTGCAGTAATGTTAACGCAACACCTAACAACTCTGGATCTAACCAGTATGATTCGGCTGTTGCTAACCTGTTATCTAACACAGCTGCGATCACTTCGCTGACTTTGACAGACTCAGGCACAGGTTTTGCTGCAGGTTCATCTTTCTATCTATACGGCATCAAGAACTCATAAGGAGCAACAATGACAACAGCAATCGAAATCAACTGCGAAACAGGCGAGGTCATCGAGCGTCCATTGACAGCCGATGAAATCGCAGCCAATGAAGCAGCACAGGCACAGGCAGAAGCAGACCGCCTAGCGGCAGAAGCAGAAGCAGCAGTCAAGGCTGAGGCTAAGGCTGCGCTATTGGAGAAGCTTGGCATCTCTGAGGATGAAGCGAAGCTTTTACTTGGATGAAGGTAAAACTCTCTAAGGCTGCTGTCCAATTAAGAGAGCAGATAGATGACTCCTTCCCAGATCGTGACCGCACATCGGATGGTTGGATCGGTGATACCAGACACGCTTCTCGCAAGTCTGATCATAATCCAGATGAGCTCGGTTGGGTACACGCCTTGGATGTGGACAAAGACCTATTCAAAGGTGGGAAGCCCGACATCATCGGAGATCTTGCTGATCAGCTTCGTACCTTATCAAAGGAAAAAAGAGACAAGCGTATTAGTTACATCATTTATGATGGACGGATCTGCTCCAGAATCCTTAACTGGAAATGGCGCACATACAAAGGGGCGAACAAACACTCTAAGCACATGCATGTTAGCTTTAAGAAAGAAGCTGCAAATGATGGTGCTTTTTTTCAAGTATCTATGTTAGGCGGACAATAATGAAGAACATCAAACATCCTGCATACCTAGCCGCTGGCGCATTTCTAGCTGCTTGGGCATCTACCAACTTTGCTGCGGACTATCGCGCAATCCTCTGGGCTGTGCTGTCTGGAGTGTTCGGATACGCGAGCCCTAAAAAGTGACACAGACAGACTTCTTTCAGCTCTACATCGCGACCATTGTTGCACTCGGTGGTCTTTCAGGCTTTGTCATCACACACCTACTAGCTGAGATCAAGCGACTTCATGCGCGTGTCGATGAGATCTATAACATCCTTCTAGAGCGATAATTTAGCCATGGCAAGAAAAGCAACTAAGGCACTAGAGGAACAAGGCTACTCAAAGCTCGATGCTTATTGCATTGGGCTCTATGAGTATTTCTGCAGTCTAAAAAGGGCGGGCTTTAAGGAAGACATAGCCATGTTCATGATTACTGAACCTCAAGCCTATCCGCATTGGATCTTGCCAGACCCAATCGATCCAGAGAAGTTCGGCAATTACGAAGATGAGGATGACGATTAAGCGAATTGTTGTAGTCTCAGACTTACAAGTTCCCTATCATGACAGGGTTGCAACCCGTAACCTTGCTAGTTTCATCAAAAAGTTTAAGCCAGACCAAGTAGTTACCATTGGCGATGAGATCGACTTACCACAGATTAGCAAGTGGGAAGAGGGTCGCATGGGCAGCTATGCCCAGACCCTAGACGATGACCGCAACGAGGCAGTGGACTTGCTCTGGGAGTTAGGCGTAACCGATTGCATCCGTAGCAATCACACAGACCGCCTGTATAACATCATCATGGCTAAAGTGCCTGCATTCGGTGCACTGCCAGAGCTGCGCTTTGAGAAGTTTATGCGCTTTGACGAGCTAGGTATCACCTTTCACAAGAACCCAATGCCTATCGCACCTAACTGGATTGCAGTGCATGGAGACCACACACCCATAAAGCCACAGGGGGGCTTGTCAGCCCTAGAAGCGGCTCGTAGGCATGGAAAGAATGTCATCTCAGGACATACTCACAGAGCGGGGCGTTCGGCCTTCTCAGAGGCTTCTGGGGGTCGTATAGGGCGTGTCTTACATGGTGTAGAGGTTGGCAATCTCATGGACTTCAAGCAGGCCTTTTACACGAAGGGCACAAGCAACTGGCAACAGGCGTTCGCCATTATGTATGTCAATAAGTCAAAGGTTCAAGTGGACATCATCCACATCGAGAAGGACGGCACATTCATTGTGGCAGGAAAGTCCTACGGCAGACCTAGATAATCGTTATCATTTCGTTATCAGAATGTGCTTGATTAGTCTGTCATCTATGTAACACTTATCTTGTGAGCAACCAAGGGCGTTGCTACAGATAGGCACAGAAATGGCAAATACAGACAAGCTGCTTCTTATCTGCATCATAGGCATGATTGTGGGCTTCTCAGTCGCAATCTTTGATGTCCAGCGCAGAAGCTATGACAAGGGCGTAAGAGATGGTTACCATCGTGGGCGCAGTATCAAGGGGCAGGAATGAAAGCCAGTGAAATCCTGCTCACAGCCACAGACACGATCTCTCAGCGTGGGCTTTCATACGGTCATCCTACGGATAACATGTCACACACCGCAATGCTCCTCAGTGCATACCTACAAACACCAATACACGACTACCAAGTGGCAGGGATCATGGTCTTGGT